AAAGTTATAGTAAGAAAGTCAAAAGAAGAATTGATAAACTTACTGGAAAAATAAGAGAAGCTGAAAGACAAAAAGAAGAAGCTTTAGTTTACGCACAATCAGTAAAAGCAACTTCAGATAGTCTTAAGAAAAAATACTCTCAACTAGAAACAAATGGCTTAAAAGATAGAGAAGAAAAAATTCAATCTAATCTTAAAGCTACTTATGCAACATTAGCAGCCGCAAGAGAAGCTGGAGATTTAGAATCTGAAGTTAATGCTCAAAAAGAAATTGCTAGACTTGGTTATGAAGAAGCAAGATTGGAAGAGCAAAAAGATAATACTTCTAAAGCTGAACTTATGGAAAGACCTGTAAATATTACACCATCTAGAAAAACCGAACAAGCTAGAAGACCGGATCCAAAAGCACAGGAGTGGGCTGAAAAAAACAGTTGGTTTGGTAAAGATAGTGCAATGACTTACACTGCTTTTGATATACACAAAAAACTAGTGGATGAAGAAGATTTTAACCCTGAAAGTGATGATTATTACGCAGAGGTTGATAAAAGAATAAGACTTGAATTCCCTCACAAATTTGGTAGAAGTGAGGATAGGGAAACGACTACACCTGTACGAACGGTAGCTTCGGCTAGACGTTCTGTCAAACCTGGTCGCAAAACTGTGTCTCTCACACCTTCACAGGTCGCAATAGCGAAAAAATTAGGTGTGCCACTGGAAGAATATGCGAAACAGTTAAAAATCACGAAGGAGGTATAGCATATGAAAAATGAAGAAAACAAAAAGACCACCCGTGCAAGCCAGTCTAGATCTAAAGAACAAAGAACTACGACATGGGCTCCCCCGTCATCTTTAGATGCACCACCTGCGCCAAAAGGTTTTAAGCATAGATGGTTACGGACAGAAGTTTTAGGGTTTGACGACACTAAAAACATGTCTGGTAAATTAAGATCGGGATATGAATTAGTTAGATCTGATGAATATCCAGATACTGTTTACCCAACTATGCAAGAAGGAAAATACGCAGGAGTTATCGGAGTAGGCGGCCTTGTGTTGGCAAGGATACCGGAAGAGATCGCACAATCTCGAACTGAGTACTTTAAAAAGCAAACTCAGGAGAGAAACGAAGCAATTGAACACGATCTTATGAGGGAACAACATCCAAGTATGCCGATCAATAGTGATCGACAAACTCGTGTAACTTTTGGTGGTTCGAAGAAACGTTAATTTTTTAACAATTCCTACCCGCTAAATTAAAATAAACCGTGCTGGAGGTCCTTCGGGACAGGCACATAAAGGAGAAACAACTATGGCTAATAGCTCAACTACAGGCTTTGGTTTAAGAATGATCGAAAGATTAGGTAATACACCTTCAATCGGCGGTCAATCTGAATACTTAGTCGAGTCAGGTTTAGGAGTAGGTCTTTATAAAGGTAACCCTGTTTCACTGCAAGATGCAGGTGGATCAGAAGGCTTTTTACAAGATGCTAGTTTCGCAACTACAGACGACACAGGTAATGGTGGCGCTGCTTACGATAATGGGGCTGACTCATTATTAGTAGGTGCTTTCAACGGAATTTTTTACGTTGATAGCTCAACAGCAAAACCAAGATTTGTAAATTCTGTAGACGCAGGAACAATCTTTGGAACTGACTATAATACTGGAAGCAGCAATGGTACTGCATTCGTGAATGACGATCCAATTCAAGAATACATGATCAAAACGGACGCTGCATGTCCAACAAGTAACAACGGAAAAAGCTTCAACGTAACATCGTTTACAGCTACTGACAACAAAGACGGTCAATCGACTGTACTTTTAAATGTTGCCGGTGGTTCAGCTACAACTAAAATGTGGAAAGTTGTCAGAGTCGGTCAAGACCCTGAAAACAAAGACATTTCAGCAGCTGGTGTAAACATGGTTGTTGTAGTTAATTCTGCAAGTAACTTGTACATTAACTAAGCTTAGGAATAGGAGATAAAATACTATGGCTATATCACGATCACAACTAGTTAAAGAACTAGAGCCAGGTCTGAATGCACTATTCGGCTTGGAATACAAAAACTACGAGAACGAACATGCTGAGATTTTCGATACTGAATCATCTGACAGAGCTTTTGAAGAAGAAGTAATGTTATCTGGTTTCGGTAATGCGCAAGTTAAAGCTGAAGGTCAAGGTGTATCATTTGATGATGCTCAAGAGACTTTCACTTCTCGTTACACACATGAAACAATCGCTTTAGCGTTTTCAATTACTGAAGAAGCAATTGAAGATAACTTGTATGATAGACTTGCGTCTAGATATACAAAAGCATTAGCTAGATCTATGGCTAATACTAAACAAGTTAAAGCGGCTAACGTCCTAAACAATGGTTTCGATGGAAACTTTGCAGGTGGTGACGGAGTATCACTTTTCGGTAACAACAATGTGGGAGCGATCGTAAATCACCCTACATTAGCCGGAACGTTCTCTAACCAATTGCAAACTCCTGCTGACCTTAACGAAACATCATTAGAGCAATCTCTAATCGATATTTCTGCTTTCACTGATGAAAGAGGTCTAAAAATCGCTGCTAGAGGAATGAAAATGATCATTCACCCTAACCAGCAGTTTACAGCAGAGAGACTAATGGAATCAAAAGGTAGAACGGGAACAGCAGATAACGATATCAATGCAATCGTATCTAGAGGAATGGTACCTCAAGGTTATGTAATTAACCATTACTTAACTGATACAGATGCTTTCTATATCAAAACTGACGTACCTAATGGTATGAAAATGTTCAATAGATCACCTATTTCCACTAAAATGGAAGGTGATTTCGATACTGGAAACGTTAGATACAAAGCAAGAGAAAGATACTCTTTTGGATTCTCAGATCCAAGAGGTATGTATGCTTCTGCAGGTAACTAATAGTTAAATTTTTGAGGGGCGTTAATCGCCCCTCATCGAACAGAAAATTCAAATGGGAATATACAAAGCTTTAAAAAAGAGAAGTGAAGATCCTAATTGGAGACCAAGAAATAAAGAAAGAATGTTACAAAGAATAGAAGAAGGTATTAAAAGAAATCAAAGTTTATTGGAAAATAATCCTAAACCTGCTAAGGTAGATTTGATAAACGAAAAAATAAGTTTTTTAACAGCTAAAAAAGAAGAAATATCAAACTACGAATAAATGAAAAAATTTAAAGTAAATATCTGGGCGTATAATCATCACGCTAAATTTACAGTAGAATCACAAGATTCCCCGACTGACCTTGAACAATCAATCCTTGACAAACTAGGAGAAAATAGTATAGTTTGGGAAAATCTTGGCGTTAGTTATGACGACAAGATAAATAGAATAACTTATGAGGAAGTTATAAATGATACAAGACCTATACAAAGCAAAAAGGTCCTTGGAGTTGAAGTGGGAACAGGAGCATCTGGACAATAACAGATACACTCTTGAGATGGTTAGAATTGACGACAAAGTCAAAGAAATCATCACAAAGATTAAGCTAGAAGAAGCTCAAATCGCCCATAGACAGAACACAATTGAAGGTTCTACTCCTGAAGTTTCAGTAGCTACTTAAACAAAAGCTACATCGTTGGAAAAAATCCACTCCACACTACAGGATCTCTTGCACTCTACTTAAAACTGTTGTATAAAAATCACACTATATATTTTTTAAAAAAATACAGACGCATATAGTCGACGGCCTAAAGACTGTATTTATTAATTAGGAGGATAACATTATGGCAAGAACTACATTTTCAGGACCAATCGTAGCTGGTAAAGAAGAAACAACTACATCAAAAGGTTCTGACGGAGAAATTAAATTACTTAATAAAACTAATGGAAAATTAGTTTCTTTAAAAGCATCAACAGCAGCAGCTGCTGACGTAACTTTTACATTACCTGCTTTAGACGGTACTTCAGGTCAAGCTTTAGTTACTAACGGAGCAGGAGTTTTAAGTTTCGGAGATGTCGATCCTGATGATCCAGTTGTAACTTTAACATCTGCAGCAGCGATTGATGTTGATTATTCAACAGGAAGTCAGTTTGCAGTTACATTAGATACAAACGCAACTTTTTCATTTTCAAATTTTCCAACAGGTGGAAACTTAGTTATTACAATAACTCAAGACGGAACAGGTGGACGTACAGGTGCTTTCACAAGTTGTCTTTTCCCTGGTGGATTCCCATCACTATCATTAGCAGCAGGTGACATTGATGTCGTAACTGTTTATAATGATGGAACTAATTTGTTAGCAAACATTGGTAAAGATTATCAGTAATCTTAAACAATAATTAACTAATAAATTAAGGAGAGTAAAATTATGATAGAGAAAAGAATACAATTTGGAATAAGAAACGTAGGACAAAACCTTTGGTTACCAAGTAGTGAAGAAGTTTTTGGAGCTGAGTTTGATCCTCTAGAAGCTTGGTTTAGAGCAGACGTTGTCTCTTCCTTAATAACAGCTGGAAGCAGTGTTACTACTTGGAATAATTTAGTTGATAATACTAAATTTGCTATGCAATCAGATGGTGGAGCTGATACTCCAACTACTGGTGGTAATATAAATGGTGTGCCTGCTTTACAATTTACAAATCCTCAAAGATTAGCATCAAATCAAGATAATATTGCAAAACCAAGTAATGGTAATCTTACTGTTGTTACTTGTGTTGATATAGGAGCAGTAAATCAAACAGCTGATTCTATATTCAGTGTTATAGATGCTGATGGAAACGATTTTAAAATAGAAGCTGACAGCACTACTGAGTATCTTGGAAAATATGCTCAAAGTGGTCTTGGAGGTGGTTTTGGTTTTTCAGGGGGTCCTTATTCAGGGCCGCATATAGTTGTAATTGATCTTGATTTTGCAGGTTCAAACGTAAGAGCTAGAATAGATGGAAATGGCGTTGGTGTAAGCGGAGGCTATAATGTTTCTAAATTAGGAAGAAGAATATCAGCGAAACTGATGGCTCAACCTGCCGGTAATAGACAATTAGGTGGTCAAATGGCTGAGTTTATTATGGCCTGTTTTGAAGATAATGGTTTCACAGATTCTGAAGCGTACATTGAAAAATGTGAAGGTTATTTAGCATGGAAATATGGTTTACAGGGACAACTTCCTGTATCACATCCATACAAAACACAACCACCAAGAGAAGATAATAGCAAAGCTGGAGCAGCAAATGTTGCACCAACTGCACAAAATCAAGCTCCATCTGTCATGGCTCCTGGAGACCCAGACCCATATAGATTTTCTGAATTTAGTAGTAGTGCTGAAGCTGCATTTGGTTACAGCGATCCTGAAGGAAGTCCAATGACTAATATTACTGTTAAATCTCTGCCAGCTGATGGAACATTAAAGTTATCAGGTGTTAATGTAACTGTAGATCAAGAAATATCTACAGCAGATATTGAAGCTTTGAATTTTACATATGACCGTAATTCAAATGCACAATATCAGGCTTTCTGGAATTTTTCAGTGAGTGATGGAACAGCTGATAGCGGTATTTATACTTTCACTTTGAACGTACAACCAGCTGGAGGCGGTGGTTAAAATTAATTAAAGGAGAAAAAATATGTCAGGAAGCGCAACATCAGATCAAACAACCTTAACCTTCGATACAGTCGGAGCAGATACTTTAGGTAAAACAGGTAGAGCTAGAATTACTTCTATTCAAGGAAAAGGAATAGCAAACTCTACAATAGTTTTTTACAATTCTGCAGATGCAGCAGTACCGGGAGCAGCTATAGCTACTTATAACTATGGTGATGAAGGTTTAGAAGTATATATTCCAGGTTCTGGTATTTTATTTAAAGAAGGAATTGTTTATAATTTAACTGGAGCAAGCGGAAGCGTTACTATAACTATTACGGGAGCGTAAGCTCATGGCTAATACTACTTCGGGAACAACGACCTTTGAAAAAGGTTTTTCTATAGATGATATAGTTCACGAAGCGTATGAACGAATAAATATGACTGGTGTTACCGGTCAACAATTAAGTTCTGCTCGAAGATCATTAAACATAATGTTTCAGGAATGGTCTAATAGAGGTCTTCACTATTGGGAAATAAAAAACAATAACTTAACTTTAGTACAAGGTCAGAATTTATATACAATGTATAGATCACCTGAAGATGGTACTTCGGATGCTAACGCTATTTATGGAGTTGATGATATTTTAGAAGCTTCTTATAGAAATCAACAAGGAATAGATTTTCCATTAACTAAAATAAATAGATCAATCTATCAATCTTTTGCAGATAAATCACAACAAGGTTCACCTACACAATTTTTTGTTCAAAGATTTATTGACAGAATAACAATAACTTTATTCTTAACTCCAGGTTCGACTGAAGCCGGTAATAGTATTAACTATTATTATGCTTCAAGAATTCAAGATGCTGGAGCTTATACTAATCAAGCAGATGTGCCTTACAGATTTGTACCTTGTATGGTAGCGGGACTTTCTTATTATTTAGCACTTAAATTTCAACCAGCTGCAGTTCAAAATTTAAAAATGTTGTATGAAGATGAACTACAAAGAGCATTACAAAACGATGGATCTTCTTCTAGTTTATTTGTAACACCGAGAACTTATTTTCCGGAGATTTAATACATGACTAATTTATCAAAAGGCAGACACGCATTAGCAATCTCTGATCGGTCAGGAATGCAATTCCCTTATAATGAAATGGTAAGAGAATGGAATGGAGCTTTTGTACATATTTCAGAATTTGAACCTAAACAACCTCAATTAAATCCAATACCAATCGGTGGTGACCCACAAGGTTTACAAAACGCTAGACCTGATAGAACTGAGCCACCAACTTTTGATTTATTACCTGAGAATCCTTTTTCAGCGTTAAGTTCTTTAGGACTACCAACTAATGTATTAGAGTGTAATTTTCCAAACAGTGGTTATGAAACAGATGATTGGGTTAGATTTACTAATTTAACAAGTCCAATCCCTGGATCAAACATAGAATCAATACAGCTAGAAACTACTTTAGATGGAGATATAAATGATTCTACCACTACTATAAATTTAACTGATGCAACTTATTTCCCTGTAACTGGATATATTACGATAGAAAAAATAGACCCTGTAACTTTACTTTTTAAAAATGAAACTATTTCATATGCAGCTAAAGTAGGGAATCAATTAACAGGGTGCGTAAGAGGAACAGCTGCTAAATTTAGAGGTGTGACTCCACCAAATACAACAGCTGGCTCTCATAGTACTGGCGCTAGAGTGTTCGGAGCTTTCAATATAACAATGATTTCATCAACTATTCCCAATCCTGGTCAACCATCAACTATTACAGTTAATAATAGTTTTTTCTTTACTACGTTTCAAAATGTTAATACAAGGGAAAATGGAGGAGGTTTACAGTGTTCAGCTGGACCTATAGTATTTAAGGCATAATTATGAATTTTGGAGAATTAAAATCAGACATTAGAAGTTACACAGAAGTTGATAGCACAGTATTAAATGATGCTATTCTTACAACTATTGTAAAAAATGCTGAAGCTAGAATATTTAGAGAAACAGATACAGATGACGCTCGTTTCT